ACCGGCAGAACCGATACCTTGTTGTCAAAGTCGCTCTGTTTAACAAGACGAGATGCGCCGGGGACATCATAGGGGTACTCGGGGGGTAAGTACTTCCCAAACCCACGGAACAGCATCTCGAACTCTTGTGTCTGCGCGTAGTAGAGCCGCTTGTGGATCGCTGACATGACCATCGACCCACGCTCAAGCAGCGCAAGCGTGGTGCCCACGGCTGCCTGCTGGTTGGCGTCGCCTACCTGCATGTCTGCAATGCTCGCCAGTCGTTTACCGGCGTCCACAGTGAAGCTCAACAGCGCAAACAGTGTCTGGCTGGGCTCTTTATAGGGCAAAGGCAGCAGTGAGGAGCTTAATTCAGCGCCGCCTGCGTCAATATCGCGCCATTCACCCGGCTGGATCGGCTTATCGTCGTCCGCGATGCGCGCGCCCTTGGCTTTGAAGCCCGCAGGTAGGTTAGACAGCGTTCCAGCGTCCAATAACTGACGAAGTGCAGCGGTTGCCGTCTTCGCAAGGTTACCAATCAGGTGAACAAAGCCCAAACCGTAGGCGCCAAGACCACTGACCAACATGTAATGCACAAAATACTCAATTCGTATCTTTAAGGGGTCTTCTTCTGCCCAGTTTCGACGCACACTGACCACTTTCGCACTTATTTCGTCTACTGTGACCACGTAAGGCAGCTTGATCCCGGTCGGTTCGCCGTCCTCGTCTACATCCTCGTAGCCGGGGATGTCCAAATCGACGTGAAATTCCAGCAATGTGATCTCTTCCGGCTCGCCAGTGGCCTGCACACCCGTAATTCGGTCAATCGTCGCGCCAATCTGGTCCTGCCCGCTGTTGGAACCGTCGGGCGAGAGCTCTACATCAAGGTATTCGCCTGCAAAAACACGCTTTTTAAACTCGTTTGAGTCCATTGCAATGCGGTGCGTGATGCGTCGACACTCAGAAATCACACTTGAGCCGTGGTAGGGGATGTAAAGATCGTCTGGAAGCACCAACCGGCTCACCATCCGGCCAAGTTGCGCATCAAAGTACACCTTTTTGAAGGTGGATCCACCGTATCCAGTGTAAAACAGCAGCTGGTCGAACTCCGGCGTGTACTCTTTCATCACGGAGGTGATCTGGTAGTTCATGAAGTCCTGCACACGGGCTGCCTGCTGGACCTTATCCAGCGTTTCCTTGCCCAGAGTCTGAGTGCGCACGGGTCCGCTGGCAGGCATCAGCTCCTTAAACGATTGCGCTTGGAACTGGATGATGGCCTCGGTCAGCATTGGATGCACCACGCCGGCTGCGCCACGGAAGGGCTGTGTGCGCTCGTCCATCCGCAGACCCAACAGGTCCAAACCCTTGGCGTACAGCTCCTCCCACTGACCGCGTGAGCTCTTGTCCGCATCAAACAAGGTCTGCAGAGAGATGGCTATGTGCCCAAGGTCCTGCTGATCGATCTTGTCGGCAAGGTTAGCGTAGAAATCCTTGTCGTCATCGCTGCCACCGATCTCAATAACAGCGCTGCCGTCATCCTCAAGGATGATCTCAATCTCTTGGCCTTCGTCAACATCAAGCTCGATGAGGTCGGTGCTCGGGGCTAGATTTACTACCTTGTCTATGGGCATCGTCTTTCCTACTGTGTTTTGTTTATCGGGCGGATGTTAACCGATCCAGCATGTCTTTGGCAGAGGAGACTTCACCGCCTTTGGCGAAAGTAGATGACCCCGGATTTTGCGCAAGATAGTCTTGATACATACTGCGCCAGTCAATGTATTCCTTATCTGCAAGGTCTTCGCCTTTTGTATTTCGCCAATAACCCTGCGAACTGGGCGTATTTTCTGGGGATACACCCAGCTTTTTTAACAATTTAAAAACAGGCTCTGTTGAAAAAGGCATTCCGTTTTTAAAACCCTGTATTTGACTTACTTGGGGATTTTTTGTTTGCCCAATAGAAACGGGGGTATCGTTTTGAAGTTCAACAGTAATTGCAGGCAAACCTGTGTTAGTGTTACGCAGTGTATATACCTGCGCATATCCTTTATCAAAAGCTTCTTTGCCTCCGATTTCTACCCCCCCAGCATCCTTACGCGGTTTTTGATTATAAATGCCTTGTTTAGCATACCCACCAACCGAGTGTCCCATTGCATTACCTTCAAGCGGTGTATATTTTGAATCTGTAATCTGATACCAGCGCTCGTTTGGGCCCGCGTCAATGACAGGTTTAACACCTTCATTTAAAAAATATTTTGGCAACACTTTTTTATTTTGTTTTGCTTTATCTATTGCGTCTTGTAAACCAAGCCCCCTGCGTGTAATTTCTGCGGTTTTAATGACCAGCTCTGGGAAAGACATTTTTTCAAGTGTGGGTAAGGGTATTTCTTGAGCCGCCTCTGCTAGTTTTCTTGGCGATAAAAAAGACATTGGAGAACTTACATATTCGTCTATATCATAAATAAGTTCATTTTTTTGCAAAGCCATAGCAAGCGTCTTATCTTGAGTGTTTGCTAAATTTTCTACAAAAAGTTTTTCTTTACCAAACATGGAACTCGTTTCATCTAAACCGCGTACACTTACCCTTGGATTTATTAATTTTTCTGGAACACCTTCCGCAATTAATCTGTTTCTAACACCAGCTTCTAATACACGCCGATCCTCATATGGAGGTCTAGTTGGTGTATAAATTCTTCCTTCTAGCCCAGTGTTTCTATCATACACTCTTGTAAAATCTTCCAATGCCGATGAAACAGGCAGTTGATCGTCCACACCCCCTCTACCCGCATCTTGCTGTTGCCTATAACTTGCTTGAGCCGCGTCCACTAAATAATCTCTAAATTCGTTTTGATCGGGCACTACAGGATTTAACCGCCCTTCTAGTATTGCAACGCGCAGCGGATCATCGGCTGTGCCAAAACTCGTTGTAAAATACTTACGGGCTTTTTCTACAATATTTGATGCAACGTCGTCTGGAGTTCCAGCGCTTCTAAATGAAGAAGCAATGTCTTCTAATCTTTGTCCCATACCACTAAGTTGTGTTGGGTCACTTTCGCTAACCGTCGGCCTAAACACGCCTCCGCGTGACTTAACCGCCATGTTCATCATGGCTTCATCTGGCGCGCCTGCTATTCGCCTGCCAAGTCGCCCAGCTGTCCCTATCAGGGGTGTTGCCCCTGCCGCTGCCAGCGTAGACATCTGCTCGTACATGGCGGCTGCGTCAAGGTCATTGGCCGCACGGGCCTCGTTGGCAAGGTCTGAGTACTTTGCCGCGTCCCTGCCGGAGCGGATCTCACCAAGAATAGGTGTCATGTCCAGTATAAAGCCTGCTGGATCTTGCTTTAGACCCTCAACAGCACCGCTGCCCAGCGCGCTAACGTCTGCACCAACCTTAGCTAACGGCGCTTCGCTTTGCAAAACATCCCTACCGTAACCCATCACACTCTGGGGTATCTGAGCAAACCCAGAGCGCAAATTCTCCAACATGGTGCGACTCTCAGTCTGCTCGGGTGTAGGTGCCCGCTCAGGGGTTCGAGTACTAGGGGTGTTGTCAATGTTCTCTAACTGCCGACGCAGTAGCTCCGCGTCCGCTTCTCCACCATTAGCAAAGCGGGCCAGCTCATCCTTGGCTGACCCATCAGACTTTTTTACAAGGCCACCTTTGGCTTGCTGCAGGATGTCGTAACCGCCGTAGGTAATTTTGTCGCCACCGTCTATTGCAGCCGCGTAGCCGCCGGGTTGGGTGGTGCTGCCGCTGCCGCGTATGACGCTGCTATCTGTTTGGTCAACGTCTGTTGCACCTGTTCCTACTGTGGCGTCTGTCTTAACAGCCTTTTCCGCAGCAGCCTTTTCAGCAGGAGAGGCTGCAGCAAGAGCGTTAACTGCTTTTAAGAAACTCTGACCTTCTTCAGTCGTTAAATTAACTTCTCCAGTCTTCGGGTCAAACACCCGCTGCGGATTGCCAAAATCCTGCGCCATTATTCGGTTGCGAAGCAGGGCATACGCGCTCGGATTGCTAAGTGCAGGAGAGGCTGCCTGTAGTCTACGCAAGTTGCGGTCAATCGCCGCACGGTTCTGCGCAAACTGCTGAGACTTGGATGTCATGCCGCCGTAGGCTTGAATCTCCCTTGGGCTCAGTAACGAGCGCGGACGAGAGGTCACGCTTGGCGGCGTGAAGGTAAAGCCCGCCCCCGTTGCGGGTCTTAACTTGGCAGCAGGGCTGTAGTCGAACTGGCCGGTCGGCCTACCGTCCTTGTCCAAAATCGCGGTGCGCGGAGAGCTCTCCCTGAACGCTGTGTCCAGAGCAGGCTGCCCAGCAGCAAAGATGTCAGGCTGCGTCGGCAGCTGTTGGTACACCGTTGGTGGGATGTACGTCGGCTGCGTCTGCGGAAACACGGGCGGCGCAAGCGCCGATCCGGGCATCGGGGGCACAACCACGTTAAACAACACGTTCGGATCTACGCCCGCCTTTCTCAGGTCATCAAACGAGTACCCGCGCTCCGTGGCGTACTCCAGCATCTGCGCACGTTCAGCCGCATCAATGCCGCCCTGCTGCAGGTTCGCAATGTAGTCACGGCCTTGCTTGTCTAGTATCGCCCGGCCATCCTGCCCCTGCGCGGTTAAGCGCTGCGACTCAAACGCCAAGTCAGGACTGCGCTCGTAGGCCGAGGTCATGCCGGTTGGCGTCACAAACTGCGACTGCGGGATAAACTTATCCACCGCAAAGATCTTGTCCAGCACCGCCTGACCCACGCCCGCATTGATCAGGTCAGAGGTGCTGATGCCAGACTGTAGCAGCACGTTGTACGCCTCAACGCCCCGTGGCGCGTTGGCGTTGGCAAGGTACGCCTCGGCGTCCTTGCGAAGATTAGCGTAGTAGTCATTAACCGTCTGCTGGCCGCCGGCCTGCATCGCCTTGCGATACGCTGCCGATACACCCGCTGCCGTGCCCTGTTGCTCAGTTGGCGGAGAAAGGTCTCTCCTCATCATGTCTTCGACACCCCCACCCTCCGCCATTCGCACAGGAAGCCGTGCCAGCATTTGTTGCGCAGTCAGATTGGGCATCAGGTCACCGCCTACAATAAATAATTTAAACCCCGAATCAGGGCATTAGCGCCATTTTAACTCAATAATACTCCGGCACAAGCGCTTCGTCACTACTCTCATCATCCTCGTCAGTCTGCAGCGATATAAAGTTCCCAGCCCTAAAGCGCATCAGCGCCTGCGTCGTGCTGTCCACAAGGTCATCATTGTCGCCATTGGGGAACGACGCACACTCCTCGATCACCTCCTGCGCCCACTGCGTGTCAGGCGCCCACACCATCCCCGACTCAAACATCGGCGCAACCGCATTAGCTCTCGACACCTTGTCCTGCCCAGCACGGCGACCGCCCGGGGTGTACATCGTCACGGGTATCCCCATGCGCCGTAGCTCCTGCTGCAGCGTCACACCCGTTGCCTTCGCCTCAATCAGCACATTGTCCGGCTGCCAGTACGCGTACTGATCCTTCGCCACACGCTTGAGATCCGGGAAATCCCAGCGACCCTTGCGCATGTCCATCAGAATAATATTCGGACCAGAGTCCTCCGTCGGGTAAAACACCCCCCACGTCGTAATAACCGAGAAGTCCGCCGTCTCCTTCTTGGAGTACGCCGTGTCATACGATTGAATAATGTACTCAATGGTCGGCAACTGATCGCGCTCCCACGTCCTCCACCACTCACGCTTCAGTATCGCACCCTCATCCGAGGTCGGACGCTGCTGGTACATCGCGTTCCAACGCTGCACCGACAGCGACGCCCTCACCGCCTGCAACTCCTCCAGCTTCCAAAACGACGGCCACAGCGGCTTCTCATCCACCATGTGCTCGTTAAAGATCGCCGGAAACTCAATCACCTCCCACTTGTCAGAGCTTAAGGTGTTCTGACTCTTGATCAGCCGCGCCGTCAGATCCTTCGTCCCCCAGCGCGTCATCACCACAACAACCGCACCACCGGGCTGCAACCGCGAGCGAGGACCCGCGCTGTACCACTCCCACGCGTTATCGAGCGCAAGCTGCGACATCGCGTCCTGCTCGCTGTGAGGGTCATCGATAATCAACAGGTCCGCGCCCCGTCCCGTCATCGCACCACCAACACCCACCGCAAAGTACTCACCACCCTTACTCGTCTCCCACCGACCCGCCGCCTTGCTGTCAGCCT